AGTCAAGGATTCGCTCTCCACGGCCGAGAAACTCTCCGGCTACTATGCAAAAAAATACCCCGAAGTAGGTTATTCCGAGTTTTATTCCATTTCCCTTGAGGCTATCACAGACGCTTACAGGGATTATTGCCCGAGAAAAGGGAAGCTCCTGCCACGGGTCCGCACGTTTATTTACGACAGGTTTCACAATTACCTCAAAAAAGCCAAGAAAAAACGTTATTGCGATAAATTAGTTGCAGTGTTGGATAAAACCAGTTTGGAAATTATTCTATGGGAGATAGAGGAGTGTTCCCTAACACAAAAAGAACAAGCGGCGGTGGAGTATTTTTTGAAATATTCCGAGCCGCCGCAATATAATAGGGCAGGGTTTTACAGGGCTGTCCGCAAAATCAGACAGCATTTACAGCATTGATAATTGATTGCCCTATGATTTTATATCCATGCCCTATTTTACGGGCTTTTATTTTCCCCTCTCTGATATACCGTTTTACCGTTTCGGGGTGAATGCCGAGGAGTTTTGCCGCCTCTGGCACTGTATATATTTTATTCGGTTCTATTATCATTTTCCCCCTCATTTTTCCCTCCTTTCTGGGCAATATCACCCACTATTGCCATGTTTAATTTTGCCAGCGGGCTATTATCTAATTGGAGCGTATATTCCCCGATGATAGATTTAGCTTCATCTCCAATTTTCCGCAGCCTTGCCGTTAATGTTTCCTTTTCAATGGTTTTGATTTCCTCCTGTGTCAGCAGCCGTTTTCCCCATGCTTTTTGGGGGCGGCCCATACCCAGAAAATCATTTGATGGCTGATATTCTACCCACCGCCACCCGTGTTGTTTCAGTGCTTCCCTGTGCTTATATGTGGCGCCGGAGGATATTACAATCATCATTCCACCTTCTCCAAACAGTGAGGATATTATCTCTAATACATACGGGTCGTCTGCCCGCTCCGCTTTATAGCAAGCGGGGCATACCACGTTATTTTCATACCATTCAATTTTTCTATCTCGCTCCGTATGTTTCCCAAACAATACTATCTCATGCTCCCCGTGCCCGCAGGCATATTTTATGTTATATTTAGCCATTTCCTGCCTCCTTTTGTTTTTTCCTGTTCTATTGTTTTCATAGTTATATTATACCCCTGTTATTTTGTTTTGTCAAGAGATAAATAAAATATTTTTATATATTTTACAGCCCTACAGCCTCAACGGTTTTCACGCTACCCGAAAAATTATTTTATTAAAAAAAACAAAAACGCCTTCTCGATTGCATTTTATACAAGAGGTTAAAAGGAAATGAGACAACGCAAAATAAGATTCCACGAATTCCGGGAGGACCTGATTATCAGGCAGGCAGCCGGGGAGCCGAACACATTCCGCTGGAACGCCCCCCTGGGAGTTCTTGACCCGTCATATCACACGGCAGAGGAAGTGGACAGGGAGATTTTCTGGGATGACCGCAGAAAAAATAAGGGGAAACCATTTAAGGAAGGGGATTTAGAGTTACTAACTACCCAAGAGTATTAAGTCTATGAAGAAAAAAAAGAAAATAGGCAGGCCTTTGAAATACAAGTCTCCTGATGTTATGCAAAAGAAAATTGATGCATATTTTCTGGAGTGCGACAAAACAGAACGGCCTTATACAATTTGCGGATTAGCCTATGCCCTGAATCTGTCTCGAAAGGTTTTACTGGAATATGCGGAAAGAGAAGCTTTTCGTAACACAATCGCGCGTGCGAAGCTGAAAGTTGAGGTTTGTATGGAAGAGTTATTGCTGAGAAATAGCGCAAATAACGGAGTGATTTTCAATCTGAAAAATAATTTCGGATGGCACGATAAATCCGAAGTTGAACATACCGGCGACATTGTTATCAATCTCACAAGGGCAGAATGAGCAATTTAATTATTAATGCGAACCTGAAACCATGGCAATATGATTTTATTCATTCTAAGGCTCAATTCCCTGGCCTGTTTGCTGCATGGGGAACAGGCAAGACCATGGCAGGGATATTCGCATTACTCCGGGAATGTCAACTACATCCGGGGAATGTTTGCGCTGTCCTAAGGAAAGAAGGTGTTAACCTGGATCGGTCCACGATTCAGGATTTCCGGCAATATACCGGAGATTTCTGCAATATGGACTACAACGAGCAGAAACGCCGGTTACGCATTCCGAAATGGAACGCGACAATCTGGTTTTTACATGCAGACGAAAGAGCAACGATACAGAATATCACCCTGGGCGCGGTCCTGTTTGAGCAGGGAGATGAAATTGACGATGACGGCTCAACATTTGATTTCGTTGAAGGCCGGTGCCGGAAACGGGGAGCAAGTAATAAGATTTATTGCATAGCCAACGCCACGGATACTAATCACTGGATTTACCGATACTGGAAACAGAACGAGAAAAAAGACTCACGATTTAAGCATTGGGAAGCTACCAGTTTTGATAATGCTGTAAACTTGCCCGCTGAAACCCTGCAATCATGGAGATTGCTTGAAACCCGAAACCCTGCAATTTACCGGCGCTTTGTCATGAATGAGTGGGGAATCGGGGACGACCAGTTTGTTTTAATTACCACGCAGGCGCTTGTCGCTCTCAAGGATGTTGCGCTCACAACCCAGGCAGGGAAACTGCCACGCAGGATTATATCATGCGACCCGTCTCTGGGCGGGGATGAATGTCCGGCGCATGTGATTGAGGACGGCAAAATTATAGACACGGAAATATACCACGATAAAGACCTGATGGTTATAGCAGGGCATCTGCTGCACCTCGGGGCGAAGCACAAGATAAATAATTACGCCATTGATACGATTGGTATAGGGCAGGGCATTGCAAGCCGTTTAAATGAGCAGGGCAAGCATGTTCAGTTCATCAATTCCGCTGAGGGCTCTGGAGATGTTACATGTTACAACCGCAGGGCTGAGATGTGGTGGTATGTTTCGCAGGAGATATTACGCCGGAGAATACCCTATCCGGAGGACACGGAGTTACGCAGGCAGTTATCCGCTGTCCGCTACAAAGTTCTCAATTCTAACGGGCTGATACAACTTGAGCCCAAAGAAAAAACAAAAGCAAGGCTTGGGTGCTCCCCCGACAGGGCGGACGCTTTTATTTACGGGATATGGGGGATGCAGAATGTCCCGAAGCCGGAAAAAGACGCTGAAGCATACAGGTTTAGGGAAACTGATAAGCCTCGCAGTTTTATGGCGGTGTAAATGGTAAAGGAATTGTTTGTTCGACATATTTTCGGCTGGTTTCTCTGGGCGGGAGTGTTCCTGATGGTGATGGAATTACTGATAGGAGCGGAGAAGATGATACGGAAAACAAGCGGCGGGTATAAGGTTGTCTCTAAAACGGGCACGAATTTGGGCGGTCCTTACAGCAACAAGAAGAAGGCCCGAAGAAGGCTGAGGCAGGTTGAATACTACAAAAACAGGGGAAAGTGATATGGATAGTTCCACATTGAGCCGGTGGTGGACGGATGCGGAATCGGCCCATAATGATTTTGTGCAACGGGCTAAAATAGCCACGGATTTTGTTTTACCTGATAAGCAATGGAATAGGGACGATATACAGATACTGGATTCGCAGAACAAGCCGCACCTGACGATAAACAAAGTTTTCCCGATTGTGTATTTTCTATCTGGATACCAGAGGCAGAACAAGTTTGATATTATAGCCACGGCAAAGAAGGTTGATAGGGTTTCGGATATTGAAGCGAAGATAATCTCTCAGTGTATCAAGGGAATTACTGATGATGATGACGCTCAATACGAGATAAGCGATTGGTTTCTCACAGGAATAATCAAGGGGTTAAGCTGGCTGGGCGGGTATGTTGATTATCAGGACGACCCGATAAACGGGGACCTGAAATTGGAAAGCCTGAACCCGTATGACATATACCCTGACCCGAACGCCCGGAAATACGGGTTACAGGACGCAAGTTTTCTGTTTAAGAAGCTATGGAAGTCTGTTGCCGAGCTGAGAGAGTTATTCCCGGGTAAAGTCCCGGACATCAATGCGACATCCATTGACAACGCTGATGACATTATTTACGGGGAAGGCGATGAATACAGGGATATAAACGACAGGACGCTTGTTCTGAGGCATACGGAAAAGGTTAGAGTAAAAGAGTGCTGGTATCTCACGGATAAAACAGTTGCTTACTTGATAGACCAGAAGACCGGGGAAATAATTGAGCTGGATAGCGGCGCAGACGAGAAAATACGCAATATTAAGGCGATAAAGCCCGAGCTTGCTGTGGTAAAGCGGCCGAAGAAAGTCCTACATCTATCTACAAGTATAGGAAATACAATCCTGCAGGATATTGAGAATCCTATCGGGAAAATCAATCGCATACCGTTTGTGCCTTTTTATGCTTACAAGATTGATAATAATGTGTTCGGGGTGGTGGACCAGCTTATAGATGTGCAGAAAGAAGTCAATAAGAGACGCTCTCAGGCTCTCCATATAGTCAATACAATGACAAACAACCTATGGCTGCTGCACGAAAGCGCAGGACTGAATGAAGGGGAGTTTTTGAGGAAAGTCAGCAAGGTTGGCGGTGCAGTAACATGGAAAGGCAATGTCCCGCCGCAGAATGTTGGCCCGACAGGAGCGCAGGGCGCACAGGTTGCGACATACGCCTCGGAGCAGGCTGAATCTGATATTAAAGAAATATCCGGAGTGAACGCCGATTTAATGGGATATTCCGCAGATAGAAAAGAGCCGGGGATAGTTTTACAGTTGAGGCAGGCACAGGGCGCTGTGGTAATTGAATCCATTATGGATAATTTCCGGTATTCAAACAGGATACTCGGGTCATTGCTGATAGATTTCATACAGAAGTCAGGCCTGTATTCTCCCAATGAGATAGTGAAGATAACCGATGAGCAGGGGCAGGAAGTTGATATGGGTGTTGCGTCTATCCTGGGAGATAACACGCTGAAGAAATATAAAGTTGCGGTGTCATTCCAGAAGTCAGCGCCTACATTGAGGACGGCAGATTTCATGAAACTGATGTCGCTTGTTGAGAAGGGAGTTCCGATTCCGCCGGATGTTCTGATAGAAGCCTCGGATATTCCCTACAAAGACAAGATATTGCAACGGCTGCAGGCAGCACAGGCAGAACAAGCGGCACAGCCGGCCGCAGGTGTTCCCGGGAAACCTATTATAATTCCCGGAAGATGACGGGTAACTCCAATCCCGTAAATGAGGAGGTAGCACATGCCAGTAAAAAAGATTGACGATTTCAAGCCGGAAGAGGTTGATAACCTCACGCAGGAGCAGTATGACGCGCTTATCCAAAACGGAGAAGTGGATGTCCCGGATAACCTGGCGCCGGAAGTAAAGCCAGAGATAACGCCTGAACAGGAAGGCGGTAAAGAACCTGAGAAAACACCTGAGCCGGAACAGGGGAAAGAAGCGGGCAAATCGCCTGAAGAACCACAAAAACAGATTGATGTGAATAAGAGACTTGAAGAGCAGGAACGGGCTATAAACGGGCTGAAGAACGCTCTCAAGGAACAACGGATTAAGAACCGTGAACAGAAAGAGAAAATCCGGGAAATGACAGAGCTTGAGAAATACCTCGCATCATTGCCGGAAGGAGAGTTCATAGAGACCACGGGTGTGAAATCCGCTGTCCTTGCAGACCAGAAGAAAGAGGAAGAAGCCGCCCAGAAGCAAGCCGAGAAGATACGCCAGTTTGAAGAAAGCAGGGATAATGCTATGTCGATATACCCGGATTATCAGCAGGTTGTAACGGATGGATTACAGAAATACCTTGATTCTCTTCCCGCAGAAAGGAAGGAAAAGGTTATTGCGACAATATCCAATGCTGAGGACCCTGCCGAAGTTGCGTATAGTTTCGGGTTGCGAGGTGTGAGTAAAGCCCCGGTGAAACAGCCTGAACCTGCTAAAGTTCAGCAAGTAAGACAGCCGGCAACACAAGAGCCGGTTATTCTCCGCACAAGTCAAGGCAGTTCGCCGTCAGTGGCAGATAAGAGCTTGGAAGAGCTTGTATTCGGGTATTCTGCAGAACAGCTTGAGAAAATGGCGGCAGAAGCTGAGATGAGGCGGAACACTGGAGGATAATAAATGGCAACACAAATTTTGACATCGGACAATCTTGCCGTAAAGCACTGGTCAGATGCGTTGTTCAGGCAGGCCCTGGGCAACATGTATTTCCAGAAGTTTATAGGCAAGAGCGATAATAGCATGATTCAGCAGAAGTTTGATTTGACGAAAGACAGAGGCGACCAGATAACATTCGGACTCAGAATGAAACTTACAGGCGCAGGAGTCATTGATGATAACACTCTTGAAGGAAGCGAAGAGACAATGACTTTCTACAACTATGCTCAGCCGGTTCATCTCAGAAGCAACGCCGTGGTATCAGCCGGCAAAATGACCGATAGAATGAGCATGGTAAACCTGAAGACTGAGTTCAAGAACGCACTGGCAGACTGGCTGGAAGAGATAATTGAAGCGGATATTATTTATGCTCTTTCCGGGCTGGCTAATAGTGCCGCAACGATTTCCGCCAATGCTCCTTCTGACAATAGGAAATGGTTTGGCGGGCAGACGGCAGCTGGAACGGTTTATAGCGTAGCGAATGACGCTGCGATAACCAGTTCTACCAATCACCTTTTCGGGCCGGAAGTCATCAGTGTAATAAAGAGAAAAGCGAAGATGGCAACTCCGAAGATAAGGCCTGTCAAAGTCGGCGGGGAAGATTTGTATATTATGTTCATACATCCCTACCAGGCAAAAGCCCTGAAAGCATGCACAAACTGGCTCAACGCTCAGTATTATGCTGCGGATAGAGGTAAGAGCAATCCCATTTTCAAGGGAGCGGATTATCTCGGAATA